CTTGTTATCAACTATTAAAGCTTCTGGTTCATCTGCACCAAATGACTCAAACAAATTAATAGCTTTCTCTTTTAGTTTTTGTAAAGTAGATTTATTTTCAAACTCATCTCTATTTGGATTGTTGTCCTGTGCTACTACAGATGTACCACCACTAGTCCTACTACTTTCACGCATGTCTCTAAAAGAATCTTGAATCCTTTGTGCTGAAGAAGTAGTAGCTCTACCACCAAGCCCACCTATTCCTGCAGAACGCATACTGTCAGCAGCTTGTTTATTAGCATTAGTTTTTGGAGTACTACGAGAACTGCCATAGTTGTCATACATTTGTTTTACTGAAAACTTGGGATCGTACATTGGCATTTTATTTCCTTATTAATCTATAGGTTTCCAAGTATAATTTTTGCTGCGCCTGAAACAATTTCACCAACAAAACTACCAGCAGCATTTTCGAGAAGAGTTTGACTTTCTCCGTTAGCACCTATTTGTGCCACAGCTATGTGTCTATCTCTGTCTCCTTGGTTTTCGCCTGACTGCCATGCCCAAGCCAACAAGTCACGCTCACGTTGTATTGCATTGTTGTAAGCTGTAGTTGTGAGGTTATTAGAAACAAGAGCCGCATCACGATTTGCTTGGTTAGCGGCTGCATTGGCGGCTGTAGTAATAGCTTGCGCCCATGCCGCATTAGCTTGTGCAATTATAAGGTGGTTTTGTGCGTTAAACTGATCACGTGCATTATCTTGAGCTACATTAAATTGCTCTAGTGCATTTGTCTCACCTGCATTAAAACGGTTTATAGCGTTGATCTGCTCTGCATTAAACTGTCCTACCTGTGCGCTGAGAGATTCAAAGAATTGATTTGTTTGGTTCTCAGATGCAGCATTAAACTGTCTTGAAGCATTTACAGCAGCCGTGTCACTTAGTATGGACTGGGAGAGTTCTTGTGCTTTAAGCAAAGACATTTGCTGTGCATTATCTAAGTTAGACATATCCATAGCTAGAAAGGATTGAGCATTCTGTACAGCAGATTGTTGTCTATTATTTAAGTTAGATAAATCTAATTGTGATAGGATAGATGCATCTGCTATAACCTTAGCCTGTCTGTTTGACAGATTAGCTAGGTCTACAGTCTGAGCCATCTTAGCATTCTCAAGAGCTATGGCTTGCTCTGCAGTAAAATTAACATTTGCTATCTCAGCAATACGTGCTGCATTCCTTACTTTAGCTTGAAACTCTTGGTCAAACTCCATGCCCATAAAAGATGCACGTTGTTCAGCCTTGAGCATAGCCATCTGTTGTTTGTTTGCTGTATCAATCTGCGCTATAGGTAGTGCCGCTTCCATAGCAGCTTGTGTGATAGCCATACCTGCTATAGATGATGAAGATAAACCACGTTGAGCCATAGCCGCATTAGCTGTTCTCATAGCCCCTGCAGCCCAAGAAGGTGTTCTCTCTCCCTCAAAGTCTTTCATTAAGTCGCCTAGTTCATCTCGTACAGATGCAGCGTCACTTTTAGCTAATTCGGTTTCTACCTGTGACATGTCTACAGCAGAGCCATCTACTAGTTGATCTGGTGCTACCTGTAAGTCACTAGGAGCCTGTACTGTTTGTGCCTGAGCTTGCTGTGCAGCTTGTAACTGTAAAGCTGCTGCAGTCATAGGGTCCATTAGTTCAGGATCAACAATAGAATTTGGATTGACCTGTCCTTGTGCAGCTAAGTAGTTTTGTAAAGCTTGCTCTAAGTCACCTCTTGATTGTGCAGCTTGCATTTGCGCTGGTGTTAAAGCGTTGGGCGATGCTGCTGTAGATGCTTGTCCTGCTGTTGTTACCTGTCCTTGTGTAGCTTGTCCTGCTTGGCCTGTACCTTGTGGTATAAGGGCTGCTGGTCCACCATCTGCAGCTACAACGTTTGCTCTAGTTACCATAGCAGTAGGGTCACTACCTATTTGCTGTGTTAGTAAAGAACCGCTTGGCATTGTATTAGCTCTATTCACAGTGCTACCACCAGTCGTGCCACCAGTCGTAGTTGTACCACCTGTTGTAACACCTGCATTTGTCATACCCGGCATACTTACTACTCCTGATTGTGGAGCAGATGTAGGTGCTACTGATGGAGTGTTGTAAACTGGAGGTGCTGGGGCAGGGGCAGGGGCAGGGGAACGTGTAGGAGAACTTGCTGGCCTACCAAATATATCTTTACCTAATGAATCACTAGGGAGAGCAATTCCTTGAGCCATTCGCTTCTTTGTTGCCTCTGTCCTATCTCTATAGTCTTGAGTTTGCGTAGATGGATTAGCTGCCATTTTTATGTCACTAAAAAGCTTACCCAAAAAAGCACCAACAGGCTTACCCTCAACCATCTGTCTAGCTGCCATAGTGTACTTACCCATCTTGGCTGCTGCTGCAGGGTTAGCTGCTAGGAACAAGTTAATAGACTTTTGATCCGTAGGTCCATTATAGCCCAACGCTGGTAGTATTTTCTTCTGTATTGTTTCAGGCTTAAACCCTACAAATTTCTGAGCCATATTTTATTTCCCTATTTGCATCCACAATGATGCGGCAATGAATGTTATGATTGCTACGGTTGACATTTTAACTATGGTTGACCAGACACCTTTACGTGTATCACGCCATGCTTCTAGTAAGTTACGCATCTCTGATATATCTTTACGAGCATCATCATCATGTAGTCCTACTTCACGTAAAGCTGCTGTAGCTCCACGCTTGGCTGCACGATCTAGCATATCTTCTAATTCTTCAGGTGTCAAACTCTAATTTCCTTATGACATTGTTAAGTAAGTGTGAGCGTACAGATAACCTGTTCCACCATTAGTAGACCCAGTAGCCACAGTAATGTCTGATCCAGTATCCATATATCTTACAAAAATGTCAGAATGTGAGACACCAACTCCACCTGTTCCTGCAAAGTGTGCGCTTCTTGAATAGTCAGATGTTGAAGGACTAGTAGAAAGGGCAACCCCACTATAATTTGGATGTGATGTGGAAGCATTACCACCATAATAAGCTTTCGAAGCTATAGCAATAGCTGAACCTCCTGCACTTCCTGCATTTATTGTATGATTAAAGGAGTTTTCTCCATTTCCTCCACTCCAATAATTATCTCTTTCTGCTCTAATCTCAACATCATTATGTGTTACGCTTGTTGCATTAGCAATAAACCTATGTAAGACATAAGTAATAGTATTATTTGAAGACCCTCCTCCATTTGCTATTGAGTAAGAGTTTTCATTAGTTGCGTTTACTCTTCTGTAAAGTAAACGATTTGTGTGCCAAGTTGCACCGCTAGGTTGCCATTCGTAATCAACATCTATTGCTGTACTCCAGCTTCCTGAAAATGATGGTTCATTAGATGGACTAAGTGAGGTCACACCTGTCTCCATTAAATTAGACGATAAAATTTGTAATACTAAAATGTCTCCAACAGCTACACTACTTAATGCGATTGTTCCAGAAGCATTGTCACCTGTTAAGTCAGTAGTTGCAGTTGAATCATATGCAGGAGTTATACTACTACTTCCATAGTATTGTTGTATGTTTTGGCTTCCTTGATTACTTACACCAATTAATCCACGGATATCTGAATCATTTAGTGAGCAGATTGTACCACTAGTACCACCAACCTCTACGTGTAGTTGGTTAAGCGATATAGCACCTGATGACTGTAATCCCATTTATCTTACCTTTGTCATGGGGCGTCTGTTCTAAGTTGAAGAAACATATTAGCATAAACAAACCCACCGCCATAGGACGTCCCTGCACCCCTTGCATCGTGAGTTCTATCAGTGTAATTACCTGAAGCTGGCTTATCTTCTTTCTTAGCATAGTATTGAAGACCATAAGTGTGTCCTGTTGCAGTACCTGCGTAGTTAGTTGTGGGTCTACCTGTAGCACTTCCTATAATAGCACTTACATCTCCTGCTGTATCAAAGGTCATGTCAAAAGCTGATTGCCCACCATAAGTGTTAATAGTTCTGTCACCACCTTTTACAACTAATGCAATTACACCTTCAACATTAGCATTGGTGTGTAGATTAGCATTAGCAACCTGCATAGTTTGACTGCCAGAAATAACCTGACCATTTGTTCTGCCAATACTACTACTATATTCACCTAAAGCGTTTCTTCCACCTTGGGCATAGCTTACAAGAGCTACCTGTTGGACAGCTTCTGTTGAATATTTGATCATAACAAGTTGTGCATTTTTTGTTGGAGTTTCCGTATCGTTTGGATTCCAAGTAAAACTATTTGCAGTATTAGGTCCACAAACTATTGTTTGTACACTTAATAGCCAAAATTCTTTATGAGGAAACCACATTGAATAAGGGTCAACCATTCGTAGGTTATGTCTTGTATTGTCTACACCTGTGCCTTGACCCGGACTAGTAATCATAGGATAAGCACTGTAGTAAGGATCACTTTGATGTTGGGATGAAGACTTGCCTGATGCATTATAGTTAAGTACTATGATAACGTCATGGTCACTAACACCACCAGTAAATGAAAGTGTCTGAGAAGAATTACTACTAATATTGTCTGCAGTTATTACTTCATCAAAAGAAATTGATTCTGAAGATTGTCCAAAATACTGGTTTATATTCTGTGAACCAGCAGCAGATACACCTATAATATCACGGATATCAGCGTCATTTAGAGAACACAGAGTACCACTAGTTCCTCCTGCTTCTACATGGAGTTGGTTAAGAGATAGAGAGTTTCCTGATGCAGGTAGAGCCACTATGCACTTCCGTAAGCTGTTACGTTATCTTCTACAGTTATAGCACCTGCAGAACTTAATTTAAATCTATCAGTACCATTGTACTTAAACTTTAAGTCTGTGCCTGATTGATATATTACCCAACCTGAACCAGCGCCAAGGTCTATTTCACCTCCTACAGTTAAGTCATCTCCTACAGTCAAGTCATCTGTTACAGAAACATCTTCCGCATAAACTGTTCCACCGTAGTACCCATCTTTCCAACGTAATCCTGTTTTACCATTGTCTATCAAACCATTTACTTTTGGAAATACTGCACCAGACTCTACTTCCAACTCATTTGATGATCCTAGTTTATTAATAGTAGCACCACCACCTGCTGTACCATCGTGATTATGACCTGAAGAAGCGTGCATTGCACTTTCTATTGCATTATATTCATTGTTAAACAAGTCAGCATCAATAGGTTGACCGTTAGCTAACGCCCCTGTAGTATCCTGTCTAGTATATCCGTTTGGCATATTACTGTTCCTTATTGCCTGTCATTTTGTTTGTATTCTAAAACACACGTATCTAATGTATAAGAGGGATTTGATGTTGCATCTGCAATACGTAAAGCTATTGTATCTCCTGATCCTGTAATATTTACAGGGTAAACTTTTTCTAAGTTTGAACTAAACACTACACCGCCTGATGCATTGAATAAAGCACCACCACCAAAAAGTGCAACAGAGGGAGATGTTGCTGTTTTTATCTCTATTGTATCTGGTTGTCTAATATCGTTTCTTAATAAAGATTCGAAGTCATATTTAACTGAAAAGTCTAGATCAATATTACCTTCTGGGTCTATAAATAAAACAGCTTTATAAAAAGTTTTTCTAATTTGTGGGTCATTTATAGGCATGAATGCAGATTGAAAAATAGCTTCAATGTTTGTACCATCAAAAGTAGTACCTGAATTTAGTATGTATGCGTACCCATCATTGTTTGAAAAAGCTACTGTTTCTGTGGCATTAGTTATATTATATGCGCTGTCTATAACACTGGCTTTTATGCCTTTTGTAGTAGACCACTCAATGCCATCTGATCCTTGTGCTGACATTTTAGTAGCTATCAAACCATCAGAAGCAGATTCTGCTCTGCTTGTTAAGTAAGAGAAAACTCTATATTGAGACTTTTCCCTGATTACAGTAGAGCAGTATGCAGTAGAGTTACTTAAAAAATTAGAAGCGTCTTCTTTTATTTTGTCAGAAGCAACGTCCAAAGCAAAGTCACCTATACGATCCGTAGCAGATAATAGTCTTAGTCCATCAGGAGCGAGATACATTATGTCTCCACCAATCTCTTGAACTGTATCCCCATTTATACAACCTATATTTTCTGTTATAGGCTGTAGTCTAAAGTCTGCAGTAGAGCTACCTGTTAATCTGCTTACTGTGTCTGTTGTAAAAATAATTAGTTGTTCACGGAAGACAACTATACCTGTAATATTATGTGCTAGGTTTATACTACCTGCGCCATCTGCTGCTGAGAAGTTATCTACAGTTGAGGGTGCTGTGAATAATAACTTATTTCCTTTAGCATAGAATGCTGTGTTCTTAAATATTACTACACGTTCTGCTCCCAACACATCTGTATTAATGTTTGCACTTGCGGCTGTCAGGTTTGTTTGTGTATTATTTGATATATTATATATACTAGGGTAGCTTGTACCGTCAACAAAAACAACCTTATCAGTACCATCAAAATTAAAATCGGCTTGGTTTACTTTCCCACCGCCTGTATTTGTGCTAACAGCAGTAAGAATCCAATCAGTATTAGTGCTGTAGTAATAAGCAGTTTTATTTACATCTGCAGTAACAAGGTCACCAAAGGTCAGAACAGTATTATCGGATAAAGACTGAGCAGATGAAAGTGTTATACTGTTTTGATTTGTAACCGATGCTACAGTAACCGTACCCGATATGCCTGTACCTGTTACAAACATACCTGCTTTTATATTAGTATTAAAAGTAAGTACAACGTTATCAGCAATAGTTGTTGCTCTGTCTAGTACAAGAGTATTTTGATCTGTTACTGTCTTTACTACCAAATCCCCAGAGATACCAGTACCAGTTACAAGCATTCCTTTAGTAATAGTTCCAGTAAAACTTACACCAGTGCCAGCAATAGAAACTCCTGTTATTGGTCCTTCTGCTAAACCTGTACCTGCTATGGTAGCTGCTGTTATGCCACCTGATCCATTTACTGTAGTTATTGTAATAGTTGCATCATTAGCAGTAGTAGCACCATTTAACTGTGTACCTACTACTTTAATTGTTTCATTAGCTGCGTAACCTGAACCTGCAGCACTAATAGCTACTGTGTATGTAGTACCTGTTTTAGTAATATTAAATGTAGCACTACTACCAGAACCACTATAGCTAGATTGCGTTGGATTAGTATATGTAGCAGCACTAGAACCAATAGAAGTAACTGTAACAGTTGCGTTGTTTGCTGAAGTAGCACCGCCTAAGTTTGCACCTACTACTGTTACCGTTTCACTAACTTTAAAGCCTGTACCTGCTGCATTTATTGCTGCTGTGTACGTGCCATTTGTATTTGTTACGTTAAATGTAGCACTTGCACCAGCTAGAGAGGAGCTACCTGTTACTGCTGTAAAAGTTCTTGCTCTGTCTAAGGTTAATGCAGTACCAGAAGAAACAGCACCATTTACTATAGCTGTAGCAGTGTTTGTATCAAGCGCTACTGCAGTGGTTGATGATGTAGCACCGTTTACCGTAGATGTAGCAGTTTGTCTTTCTGTTACAGTAGCAGAGTCTACTTTACGAGCAGCAATTATCCTAGCGTTGGACACTACCTTAATGCCTAAAGTATCACCTGTTCCTGGAATTGTAAAATTTGTGAACTTAGAAAAGCCTCTTATCTTTTTGTAGCCACCCTCTTTATCTACCTCAAAGTTTTGTAAAGTAGAAGCAGAACCAACAGCATTAATACCTTGCTGTAGTAAGCTCATGTTAGAGATTAATCCACCTCTAAACTCTATGGGAAATGTATTCCAGCCTGTAGCCATTAGAAACTAACTCTTCTGTCTCTTATTTCTTTATAACGATTTATGTGCAGGGTTCTTAAATGTTTTATTCCATCTTCAAATAATACCTGAGACATGTTAGCCATCTGTGTGTCATTTCTAAATTGATATGCGTAATACATAGCACCATTTATAATAACATGTCTGTATGGTTCTGGTATGGAGGGTACATCATCATGTCCTTCTAAATCATAACCAAGCGTGTAGTATTCATAAACTAATGTGTAGGCTTCATCAGGTTCAGGTACTAATATAAACTCCCTACTAGGAGACTGTACAATCATTCGAGGCATACCCCTGTTTGATGTACCTGAGTCATACTCTTGATCTACATACTTCTCTAAATATTCTTCATATGTTATTTCTTTTAGGTATTCTGTTCCATTACCAATGGTGGCATCTCTTTTTATTCTAAAAGATTGCATATTTACTTTTTTAGCATCTGAAGGATATGGCTCTCTTGATACACCTGCTACTAAAATAAGTTCATTTTCTACATGATTCCAAGACCACTCAAATTCTTCTTGTGTTATGTGTCTTATAGAAGAGTTAACAGCTTCTTTAACAAAAGTGTAGTAACCTGTAGTTGTTGCAAAGTTAGTAGTTGTTAGTTTAACTTCATTAAGTCTGCCACAAACATCATTAACTAGGCCAATAAAATCGTAAGCCATTCTTAAATACTCCTGACCCTTAAAAAGATATTTCTTTCAAAAACAGTTGAATCGGCTGTGGTAATTCTACAAGTAATCTTATATCTTGTACCATTTATTCCACCTACAAAACGAGCAGTTGCAACTGTGCTTGTATTGGTTGGTTGTATTAGAATTATCTCATTATTTGCCCCACCCAACGAAACATTAATTGCTAATACAGTGTCATTTGCTAACCATACAACACTTGCTATTGTATCTGTTCCTAAGAAGCGTGACCAATCAACACTGAAATCTGCAATTTCGTCTGGGTCTTTATCAGGCCATTTATATGCCATAAGAAATCCTTATCTACGTGTTATGTATACCTTGTAGTCTTTATAAGGTACAATATTTACTGTTGCTGTTCTTCTAAACTCTGTATTTAGAAATACAACTTCTGGCGCTCTATATATACCATTTGGTATATCTGGGTCATTACTTCTCCAACCTACTGCACCAGTAGCAGTCACACCTGTTATTGGAGTACTACCTTGAGCATCTTCATCTGCAAAGTCACCAAAGGTTGCTGTAGCTGAAACTGAAGCAATAGTAAAATTAGCTTCTGCAGTAACTCCAATACCTAGACCGCCTGTCGCTACTAGTGATGATAGCTTGTGTTTACCAGTGGCAGAAACAGCACTTAAAGCAGAAGTACCAGCTACACCTGTTACACTTGTAGCAATAAAACCTAAACCAGAAGTAGCACCAGCAGCAGAAGTACCAACAACCCCAGTTGGAGTTACATTACCTTTAGCAATTACGGTAGCTGTTGTTATTGAGTCTTGTACAGCACTAGTAGCAGCAATACCAGCAAGAGCAAAAGCTCTGTCTCCACCAACACTCATGCCCGGAGTACCAGTTGTACCTACTACACCTGTAAGTCCAACGTTTCTGTGTGGAGAAGATTCAAAATCGCCTAGAGGTAATTCTGAATGTGCTGCAAAACTTAGCATTTACAAGTGCCTTTATTAAAGTTTATTTATGATCTGCAATAGCTTTGTTAACAGCAGTCATGTCTTCAGTAGTCCAGAAAGTTTTAGCTTTCATAATCTCCAAGTGTGCTACATTAGAAGCTTTATACTTAGTCCAATCATCGTCTGGCATAGTGGAAGGTTTCCCTGCATTTAATACAGTAACGGAATCTCCCATTGCTTTGTAATGGTGTGCTATTTTTTCTTTACTTGGTGTATCAGACATTTATTTATCCTTCTAGTGTTTTTATTCTAGCTTCTAATGCATCATTCTTTGCTGATAATTCTTGGACCGCTTTAACCATTGCCCATTGTAGATTTTCTGGGTTTACTGTAAGTACGCCTGTGCTTGTATTTGCGTCTACACAATCAGGCATTACAGCCTGTAGCTCTTGCGCTATGACCCCTACCTGTGGTCCTGGTGTTTCAATAATAGCGGTTTCTTGTAGACCATCAGCTATTACTTCATCTTTTTCAGCTTTAGTTTTGTACTCATAGCTTCTAATTTTTACCGCTTTAATAGCATCAAGACCAACAGTACTATCTTTAATGTTTTTCTTTAGTCTACGGTCTGAGTAAACAGACCAATAAGAGACATTTGGTGAATTATATGCATGAGAACTCCCCCCAATAAGGGCTGTGTTTGAACCTCTACCTGTTATGTTAAAACCTAAAACAACACAACCTGTATCGGTTGCAGCAGCAGCATTGGTGTAACCACCACTAACTAATGTGTTTCCACCACCTGTTAACTGGTTTGATTGACCACCTGCATATCCATTTGCATAACCAATAATACAATTATGACCAGCAGTTGTTTGGCCATATCCTGCATAACGGCCTATAGATATATTATAACTACCAGTGGTAACTGTAGGCATAGCATCATCACCTATAGCTACGTTGTGATTACCTGTTGTAACAACGTGACCTGTACCACTCCCAATAAAAGTATTATAATACCCTGTAGTAACATCATTACCAGTATTATAACCAACACAGGTAGTATCATAAGTTGTTGTAGCGTTTTGCAAAGAAGAACCACCAACCGCTGTATTTCTGCCACCCCCAGTTGTAAGGCTCTGTCCTGCTCCTTGACCAACAGCAGTACAACTATTTTGAGTAGTAAGATCTTTTAAGGCTCTATGACCAACAGCAGTACAGTTATAAGCATTAGAATCAGTAGTTGTCATTCCACATTCGTAGCCTAGAAAGGTGTTGTTAGCAGGAGTAGCACCTGTCATCCCTGCTTTATAGCCAAGGAATGTATTTCCATACCCAGTAGTGATAGCATTACCAGCATAATAACCAACTGCTGTATTTCCAGATACAGTGGTGCTTGCACTAAGCGCAAAAGCACCAACTGCAGTGGTTTCACCACCTGTTGTATTGGCATCTAAAGCGGTAACTCCAATGGCTACATTGTTACCTCCAGTTGTGTTGACTTCCATAGCACTTTTGCCAAGAGCAACATTATAAGTACCTGAAGTGTTTGCTGCAAGCGCCCATGTACCAAATGCGGTATTTTCAGAACCTGTTGTTTGGGCAGAAAGTGATTCATAACCTACCGCAGTATTATAACTGCCTGTGGTTAGAGCATCTCCTGCAAGACTACCTATAAGCGTGTTATGCGTACCAGTTGTAACATCATTACCAGCATCATGCCCCACAGCAGTATTGTGTGTATCAGTAGCTGAAGTAAAGTTTTGTGTTGTTAATGCTCCTTTACCAACTGCTGTACTTTTACTGCCCTTAGTATCTGCAGTTAAAGTATCATAGCCTATTGCTACATTTTTTTCTCCGACAGTTAATTGATCGCCAGCATCCCCACCAACTATAGTGTTTTTCGTACCAGTTGTAATATCATTACCAGCATTATATCCTACAGCAGTATTATATGTATCAGTGGCTGAAGTAAGGTTTTGTGTTGTTAGTGTTCCAAAGCCTACTGCTGTACTTTTACTACCTGTAGTATCTGCAAGCAAAGCATCATATCCGACTGCTGTGTTTCTTATTCCAGTAGTGTTTACAGCCAAAGCGTTAAATCCGACAGCAAGATTCCTATCACCAGTAGTTATCGCTGTGCCAGCATTTTTACCAATAAGTATGTTTTCTATGCCACCAGAAACAATACTGTCTCCTGCATTTTCACCAATCCTGAGATTATCTGTACCTGCTGTAGTGGTAATCAAATCTGCACCAGCGCCAAAAGTTAAATCTGATGAAAGGCTTCCTCCACCTAATTTTGCATCTAACTGTGTTTGTATGCTTGATGTTACACCGTCTACGTAGTTTAGTTCAGTAGTAGTAGCTGTGACACCATCCATGATGTTTAGCTCTGTTGCGGTAGCTGTAACTCCGTCAAGAATATTGAGTTCAGCAGCCGTTGAAGTAACTCCATCTAATATGTTTAACTCTGCTGCAGTAGATGTAACACCATCTAATATGTTTAACTCTGCAGCAGTTGATGTAACACCATCAAGAATGTTAAGTTCAGCAACAGTAGATGTTAGTGTACTAAGGTCTGTGTTACCGCTATATACCTTAGCTCCCATACCTGAGTGTGCAGTACAATACGTATATAGTACGTCTGGTGCATCTTGCTCAAGAGTTACTTGTGTGTAAGCTCCTGCACTTCCCGGAGTACCTACAGCAGAAACACCTGTGCTAAAAGCTGAACCTGATGCATGTGTACCATCTGAGGTTGTTGATAGTCTTAGAGGGTGTCCAGCATTACTTGAATCTGATTGATCAAATCTTATAGTTACAGACTTGGGTAATATTGCAGTCTGTTGTACTGTTCCATCTAATGCATACTTGTTACCACCAGAGTTAACAACTGTAACCGCAATAGTGTGATACGGTTGTTTTGCGTCTAACTGTGTCTGTATGTTTGAAGTAACACCATCTGTAAAGTTTAACTCTGCAACAGTTGCAGTAATACCTAGACGTGTTTGGTCTGCAGGTACAGTCATAAAAATATTTTTAGTACCAGCGCTAAAGTTTACTGCGCTAGTTCCATTAGATCCTGCTAAAACAGTAGTACGAGTGAGAGTGTTGCCAGTATTCCATGTACCTATGCCTACCTCCCACTCGTCTGTGCTTGGTGTGGTATGTGCAATGGCATAATAAGTCGTGTCACCATTAGACATACACGATGTAAATGTATCAAAAGTAGCATCAGCGCCACCTAGAGCATAAGCTCCTGTACCTGTGGTTGTTGTACTTTCTTTTACACGATCTTTTGTAATTAATGCCATTGTAATATACCTTTAAGCTATGCGGATAACAGCGTTAGAAGCGTCTGCTGTTGGGAACACAATAGTAAAGTCACCACTTGTTGCGCTAACATCACCACCGAAGTCAAAAACTGCGATAGCTTTATTGCTTGCTGATGAGTTATATATAATTGCGCCTCTTGCAGTGATAGTCAAGTTTGAAAAGACTTCATCTGCAAAATCTACTGTAGCTGTAGTTCCTGATAGTGCTATTGTTCCGCTATCTAAGTTCTGTCCACCTGCTGAATAATTTGTGCCAGTAGCTTCGTCTGAGTTACCTGTAACGTCAGAATAGTTTGCAGTTGCTGCACCATAAGTGCCTGACATGCCAGATTTGATTAGAGCTATCTTTAAAGTATGAGTGTCTAAATCGTGAACACCTCCAAGAAGCTCTTGCTTGAAGCTGCTGCACATTGCCGTTGTGATTGCCATTTGGAAATGTCCTTATATAGGTTAAAGATGCACAAAGAGGCCAGCAATGAGCCAGCCTCTAAGTTTAACTTGATTAAGCAGCGTTGTAACGTGCTGTGACAAGACCTTGTGGGCGTAGAATTTTACGTCCATAGAGGTGCATACCACGTACAATGTCTGCGAATGAGTCAGGATCACGGTAGTTTTCAACTTTGTTGATCTGCTCTGCAGTAGCTACAGCTTCTTCTTGACCTGCAAGGATAACACCAAAGTTGTCATCTTGTGCAGTTGTGCCAGAAGTTCCCGGTCCAGTGCCGTCTGTCGGTAGGTTATTTGAAACATGGACTTTAAAGCCGTGAATGTTTCCTGCAACCAATCCGTTTTGTAGACCTGATCCACCAAAATCTGAATTTAGAAGACGTGAATCTTCGTCCTTCAACATTTCCATGAAGATAGGATCTACGACTAGGTAACGTCCACGTGAGTCAACGTTGCCTGTGTCCAACTGACGAGCCATTCTTGCAATAACTTGCAATGGTGAGGCTGTTGTAGTTGCTTTTGCAGTAGCGCCTGGAAGTCTAGGTGCTATTGGGATTGAGTCACCAGTTGTAGAACCTGAAGCTGAAGTTGTGATGTTAGTCATGTCAGACATGTCTAAAGCATTGATCTTCAAAAATTCACCATTTAGTTCGTTTGCTGTTGGGTGCTGTGCAGTACCAGATACAGCAGAAGCGTATTGTCCACTGGATTGAGTACCTGACATGTACATTAGGACATCTGCGTCTAATGTGTCAGCCATTTTGTATGCTGCTCTGTCTGCAGCTAAGCTTACGAAGTCAACGTGTGAAAACTGCTCTTCGATGTCATCCATTTTGAAAGCGAAGTAGTTAGCTTTGTCAATGGTTAACTGGAAGTCAGTGTCATCTAACTTCTCTACAGTGAGAGTTGTGTGACGCTGTAGAGCGTTAACAGTTACGTCTGGTTCTTTTTGGATGCGTACAACATCCCCTTGATTTGCGATTTCACCAAAGTATGAGTTGTTGGTGATAGCGCTGACAACAGAAGCTTTTCTTAAAGCAATCTGCGCCTGTTTGGAGTACATGATTGGGCTAAAGTTAGCGTCAAAGCCTCCACTTGCTGATGTAATAGCCATAATTAAAATCTCCTTATAGATATGGCGTTGAAGTAACACTACATATCCACCATGAAGAGGCTCTTAGTTTTAGGGTGGTCAGCTATGCTTTGAGACTGCGCTGTCTCTCTGCGCTGGGCCTATACTTTGAGGTAAGTCTTTGTGTGGCTAGTGCTTGATTAAGCATACACACTTATTGTTGTGTATATGCTATAGTTTTATCTACAATAGTTTGATTGTCAACTACTTTCTTGACATATCGTAAATAAATCTTCCGTTACGTTGGGCGTCAAGGATTTCCTCTTGTCGCTTCTCGTATTCTTTGATAGACATTTTAGCTACCTGTGACTCACGAATGTGTTTACTTGCTTCGTCAGCCTCTGGTGCTGCAGCGCCTTTTGTTTTAACTGAAGATGCTGCAGCTTTATCTGCAGTGTTCTTCTTTTTAGTAGTAATACCTGTGTCTATCTTATATAGATCGAGTACTCTTGATACAGACTTTGCATCATCTACATTTTC